TTTGCTGACACACAACGTGGAATCCATAGCCTTGCACAGGAACTAGGAGTATTCTACAGTCCAGCAGGTGCCGCACTTCGCGCAACATTTATCGTTGACCCAGACAACGTTATCCAACACGTTACTGTAAACAACTTGAACGTGGGCCGTAGCCCAGAAGAAACACTTCGCGTATTGGATGCGCTACAAACTGGCGAGCTTTGCGCTTGTAATCGTACAGTAGGCGGAGAGACACTGTAATGTTAGAAACCATATGCGACACATTGGTTGAAGCATATAAACGCAACTGGATTACCAGTCGTGATGGCAATGTAAGCATTCGTCATCACGACCGAGACCACTTTTATATCACACCCAGTGGTGTCCGTAAGCAAACCTTGCAACCTGATCAGTTTAAGAAAATTAAACTGATTGATCATATCAATCCTGCTCCTCCATTTTTAACAAAATCCTGGGAAGAAGAATACTATACTGATATCAGTGCAAATCTAAAGCCCAGTGGCGAGATACCGCTACATTTTGGATTACAGAAAGAAATGGGACAACACAGTAATGAAGTCAGGGTAGTAGTTCATCTACATCCTACTTACTGTATTGCGGCCATGCATGCCGGTATCGATCTAAGCACAGTCAGTGCAGCATTTCCAGAACTGAATCGTTATACTCGAGTAGCACCCAACGTAGGAGATGTGCCTCCAATCAGTCAAGAACTTGCTGACCAGTGTCATCGTCGGTTGGAATTAGATGACCGTGGCAATATTGCCTATGACATTGTAGGCATTAAAGGACATGGTGTTGTTGCTATTGACACAAGCCCATGGAGGGCTTTTGAACACATTGAACGATTAGAACATATTTGTCAAATCGTGTTAGCATCAGGAAAATATTAACATGGAAACTAGAACAAGAACTCTTGTTAAAACATTGATATATAGATGCTGGGTTATACTCAGCACCTATGTGATGTTGTTGATCACGGGCCAAAGTTTTTCAGAAGCTCTTGTTCCGACCATTGTGATAAACTGTGTCTGGATGACATCCTACTACCTGTATGATCGTCTCTGGGCCCATATTGAATGGGGAAGAAAATGAGTTACATAGTAGGATCATTACCACCTGTCAAGTGTTGGGTAAAACGAGAATTTCTCTATAACTTTGAAAAAGGTCACGGAGAACTAGAACCTGCTATTTGGGTCAGTCTCAAAGCCCTGCGTGGACAGGTGTTTCGTATTGAAAGTCTGTTGCCCAACTACGGAGCACTATATGACAAACTGCCCATACATGCTTATGTGTGGCAAGAGGATTACACAGGTAATTTGCCCATAGACACACTACAACTGTGGGACTGCATGGGCTATCGTTTTACTATTGTTGAAAAAATAGGCCTTCGTAATCTAGGTGTCAAGTTTCTAGGCAAAGACAAGGAATGGCATCACGGAACTTATTTGTTCACAGTGGACTTTTGTGCCGACGGTATGGATGTGGACACAGGGTTTACTGAGGTAGCAGAAGAACACAAGAGTTTTAATTTTATTAGATTGGAAAATGGACAGTTTGCTTGTCAGCCCAATAATCGTTGCCTGTGGTACGATCAAAGTTTGATCTCAGGTGTGACCAAATTCCCAGACTTCCAAGCTGCCCGGACCATATTCACAGTGGATGGCACACGCAAATGGACCGCAGGCAATGATTGGTTTTACACAATTGGAGAAAGAAAAGAATGAATTTTATTGAATCAGTAAAAGGCGCTTTGCCAGATTACGCCAAAGATACAAAACTAAATCTGGAAGCAGTATTGCTTCGTAGCACACTGGATGCCGATGTTGCCATTGGGTGTGCTGTGGCCGCCTTGGCCGCAACCGGCAACGGCAAAATCTTGTCAGTCATATTAGCCGATGCACCGGTACATGCTGAATCGGCTATGACAGCGGCCAGCATCATGGCACAGAACAATGTATGGTACCCCTACGTTGAAATGGCTGATGATCCTGCATTAAAAGGCCTGCCAGCACAGTTACGCATGAACGCTATTGCGTCACACGGTGGAACTACCAAGAGCAACTTTGAAGCATTCTCGTTGGCCGCTAGTATTGTTGGCAAGTGTCACTTCTGTGTGAAAGCACATTACGAAACACTCAAGACAGAAGGCTATACTGTAGAACAGCTTCGTGACATTGGACGTATTGCCTCAGTAATGAATAGCGTGGCCAAAGTGCTAAACAGCTGATCTGTTGCTAAAAAACAACATAAAAACCCTACTTTTTGTAGGGTTTTTTGTGGGTTAGTGCCCACTAACTTAGCGGCTACAATTCGGTTGACCCGAAATGCCCGATTTGCTATAATACTTGTATGGAAGTTAAAAAGCAATCAAGAAAACGCCGTCAAGACAGCAATCATGCTGTTTACAGTATAACCAACTTGGTTACTGGTGATTACTACATCGGTATTACCGTATGCTCGGGCAGTGTAAACCGTGCCTTAAAAGTCAGATTTCAGAAGCACGTTCGCAGAGCAGTAACCGAAAACAAATCGTGGGCTTTGTGCAACAGTATCCGTGAGTATGGCTCGGAGATGCATACCGTTGAATTTGTTGAAAAAGTCCGTGGCCGCAAGCCAGCCCATGCACGTGAGCGCGAGCTGATCCGCAAATATGCGCCAGCTCTGAATAGTCACTAATTTGGTTGACCAAAAAAGCCATTTCGGTTATAATACTTGTATAGAAACTAAAAAGGAGCAGAAAATGTCTAAACTTACAGAATACACATTGGAACTTTACCGAGCAGACAAGCGTGTCAAAGCAGGTCGTCGTTTGTATGCCAAACAAGATTTTGCTCCGGTTACCAAAGATTACATCGATGCGGTTGCTGATGCTAAACGCAATCTGGGATTTGAGGTTGCGGTGTTTGAAACCTTTGTTACCAAGAAAAACCTAATAGGCGGCAGAGAATTCCAAGAGCGTTATGATACGCCTTACTTCTGCTCACCTGCTAGCGAATCATATTGGAGTATGTAATATGGAAAACAAAGATTTTGGTATGTTCACTGCCGCCGGCAACAACCGAGTGGCAACTATTGTAAAGCGGGCTGTGGCCAAACGCTGGACCTGGCCTGAAACCTACAATGCCCTTATTGAATTGGGTCAAGAAGAAAAGTATGGCGAGGCCACTGACACCGAAGTTCGTGAATTGGTCTACAGTCGTTGCAACTTCACCACTGCCTTTTATTGTTAATGAAAACGACTAGAATCCATTGCGGCGCTTGGTCAATCAACAATAATGATGTTGAGCTGGCCTCGGACATGTTTGGTCCCGGTGGTACCCAAGCAGACCGCCGTTGGTTCTATCGCTTGCTAGACACCGAGCAAGAAGGGCGCAGAAAAGCAAAACTTTCACGCATGGACTTGGTGTTGTATTTTCGCAACAGTGTAGATGCTACCTTTTTTGCCCTAAAAAAGAGTGGTTGACCAAAAAAGCCATTTCGGTTATAATACTTGTATAGAAACTAAAAAGGAGCCCAGAATGAAAACCATTCAAGAAGTTAACCAAGCAATCATGTTCGGCACTTGGACCAACGTAGAACTGTCAAGCATGATCGATGCCGTCAAATGGGCCCGCACCCAGTTGACCAAAGACGTGAAGAATTCAATCAAGCCCGGACAGATGGTCAAGTTCACTTCGAGCCGGACCGGCAAGGTCATGGTAGGCGATGTGACCAAGATTGCCATCAAGTTTGTCACAGTTCGCACTCCGCAGGGTCTTTGGAAAGTGCCTGCTAACATGCTGGAAGCCGCATAAAACGGTTGACCAGAAATGCCCAATTTGCTATAATACTTGTATAGAAACTAAAAAGGAGTCCAAGATGTCAGCTACAGTTAACGGTGTTACAATTGACGCAATTATTGCCGAAGCCAAAACAGAAGCTCGTAAAGCGGCCGAAACATTTTTCCAAACCCGACTGGGTGGTGTTGATCAGTATGCTTGTGGCTTTGCCTGGGTTGACATTTTTGGTGTCAAGGGCAATACCAAACTTGGCAAGGCTTTCAAAGATGCAGGCGTTCGTAAGAGCTACACAGGTTCATTCCAAATTTGGAATCCAGCAGATATGCCGGTGCAAAATGTAGATACCCTTGAAGCTGGCGCAGAGGCCGCCGCACAAGTGTTCAAGAAATACGGATTCACAGCCTACGCTGGTAGCCGGTTGGATTAATCGGAGTAATATATGACTAAACTTTTTGTTCTCATTGCATTCGTAATACTACTAATTGTGGTTGGTCCAATTGCAACCATTTGGTCCTTGAACACCCTGTTTCCTGCACTGGCGATACCTGTTACATTTGATACTTGGGCATCTGCTCTTATCCTGGGCGGTGTTGTTGGTGGCACAACTGGCATTTCATTTAAGAAATAAAATGAATATAGATCAAGCCTGCGAAATTATGGAACACTATGCCGTGCAACAAGATCTCGAAGATCTAGCGGCAATAGAACACATGGCAAAGAACTACCGCACCCTAGATCCTGAAGTTCGCCAAGCATTGAAAGTTTTTATGGACACCGCAAAGGAGATGGCATGAAAAAAACTCGCGACACAATTGCAGCAGTTGATGCCAACTTGATGTGGGCGGCAGCTTGCACAGCCTACCGAGTGAACAATGGTTACTATAAACAACCCGAGCTGATTGGTGATCAGGTTGTGCGTCACACCAATCGCGATCTTGTTGAACAAGCTCTAGCCAATGCCGCTTTGATCACAGATGCTGATCGTGTCATGGGTGCGGACTGCCGTCGACACATGGCTGCGGCTGTGACCATGCAGGCCTTGCGAACCGAACTAAACGAATGGGCCCGGGTAACTGCCCAAGTGTGCAGTTTGGATACAATTACTAGCCGCTATGACATGAGTGTGATCACAGCCATGCCGCACAGTTATGCTAGACAGTTGAGAAAAGAATCTGTAGACGCTCGCTTGGCTCGTTGCAACGAAGGCTCCGTTGGCACGATGGGTGCCAAGGTTGAACTGAACATAGAGGTCATGCGTAGCAACTACAGTGAAAAATACAACACGTGGTTCGTATCTGCTATCACTGACACAAATTATTCGGTATTCTTTTCATACCGTGAAAGCATTGAACCCGAAACTCAGGTCGCTATTCGTGGTACAGTCAAACGACACACTGACCGTAGCACTCAACTCAACCGTGTCAAAATTGTAGGAGATACAAAATGAAAGGTTTTATTATAGGTACCATCTTTGGTATCGTTATCTGCACCGTAGGACTTTCGGGCATTGCTCGGATGTTTGACAACGGTGTGTCCAAAGTTCAACAAGTGACCAAGGAGGCCGCACAATGAAATTTCTAATCGTCATTCTTATGGTTGGTGCATTGACCGCGTGTAACACTGTATCAGGTCTTGGTAAAGACATGACCAGCAGTGCAGAATGGACCAAAGACAAAATTGGCAAAAAAGAACCCAACCAAAAGTGAGTCTTTTGGCTAACCGGAATTTGTATTATGGTTGACATTCAAACAACAGTCAGCTATAATATGGATATGCTAAACAATTTAGCATGTGTATTTTAAATCAACTTTTTAACAGGCAACTAAGAAAGGCAACATCATGTCACAAGACAAATTATTTACAGTAGCAGGTACCGCAACTAATCCTAACGGAACAGTGAAAGCTCGTTTTGCTAACGATTTGGTAGCTCGTATCAAGATCCTGAACAAAGCAGGATGCACTAACATCAATTTGATTGAGCTCCCAAGCCCAATGACCAAATTGCAAGCTCTCCAGCACCTGCAGAGTTTGGGCATTACCGAAGGTGATGCTGGTTATGCTGTAGCCAACAAACTGGCTGAGAAGACCAAGCTGGCTAAGAAAGGCGAAGTTAAGGTTGCAGGTGCGTCTATCAAGACCGCTGCAAAAACTTCTACCAAAGTAACAGCCTAATAGGTTTCAGGGGCAGTGTCAATAAGTCCCCTAACTTATATCATGAACAAGATACTTCTAGTATCTTTTCTCTTTTTACTGTCCGGGTGCGTGACTGCACCATTGGTCTTGACCGGGCTAGGTGTGTCAAGTGTGGTAGTTAACGAAACTACCGGCAAAGGCATTGCTGACCATGCAGTCAGCACAGCAACAGACCAGGACTGTCGGATAGCGCGAGCATTTAACGATCAGCCGGTTTGCCAAGATCCTGCGTTGAATAAAATACAAATAACCACAACTGGCACTCGGCCATCTACAGTTACGGAAATCGAAACACGTTTTAAGTAACTTATAAAAATCACTCAGCGAGTTTTTGGAATAAATTACTATATGCATGAGTATCAACAAAAATCATTTACACCTGAGCAAGAATCTAGACTAAGAGCCAGTGCTGGCCCAAGTGTTTACATACCAAATTTTCTAACTGAGAAAGAGTTTGAGTTTTGTAGGCAATTGGTTATGGGCCCTATTGATTACCCTGAGCACGGTAAAGTATCTAAGTATTGGGGGTTTGGATGGGATACTCCTACTGGACAATTGCTGAAATGGATCAAACCCAAAATTGATGAAATACTCGACGGTTGGGAATTGGATTTCTTTGCAATACAAGAAGCAATAAATCCATGGAAGTTACATGCAGATATCAGATGGTATGCAGACAAAATACCATACAAGGTAATCTTAATGCCAATGGATGTTGAGCCCGAGTCAGGAGCTGTTGAGCCAAAAGATTGGCCTGAAACTTATACCGTTGCGTTTACTCAACGCAATTTTTTAAGTCGTTGGCCTAAAATTCCTAGAATAGCCTTTAAAGGTAACGATCAATCACGTTGGATTAGACCATTAGACAATATACAATACGAAGGATTTGTGCCAGGCTATCATGTAACTGAAGAACAGTGGCAAAAATATTTTAGTCATCTTCCGTATTCTGATCTAGAAGGACTTGTCCTAGACAAAATACATCCGTGGACTCCTAGATCTTTGTTTTATTGGGACAACACCGCAGTTCATTGTGCTGACAATTTTCTTGGCAACAACATTAAAACCAAAAGATCATTGATGTTGTTTACTGCATTAAAGTAAACAATTTGACTAAGTATGTTGTATGTTAGACGACCTTGATTATCCTATTAGGATGGCCATAAACCAACTCATGTTGGTTTTGTATCAACAGGGTATTACCGAAATTCACACAGGTGGCCTTATGCGTCTGTTAGGAGTTCCAAACGAAGTTTCTCAAGAGTACGATGATGAACGTATACTCTTGGATGATAATTTTGTTAAATACGTGAGAGAATTTAACTCACCAAGATCTTCGGATCAATCTTTACATTAATGACTGCACCTGCTTCCAAAAATGGGGACGCCCTTTATACGGTAATCTTACGAGCTCCTGATGCTAAAACTCAGCTGACCAAATGGTCCAACACCAGTCGAAGTATACATGCCCGTGTTGAAGACAATCGTATGCATATCTTTAACAAAATACTTT